CAAGCGCTCGCATGTGGATATGAACGCAGCTAGACAACACCCGAAGTACGGAATGCTCGCCAATAGCGATATGTTCCCAGGGGTGTTGGCTAAGATTCGTTCGGGTATCGTTGGCGGTTCCTTGGGTCTCCGTATGGACCGTATCCCGCCTAACGTAACTGTGGATACCTCAGGGTTCCTTGCCAACGTGGTGATTGATGTATGACCCTAGAACAAATAGTCAATGCCCTACAGGTCCTAAGGGTTGCATGTGGAACCTCTAGTGCCACGTATGCCAATGGTCACTTCACTACGTATAACAAGGATGCAAAATGAACACGTTGATTGTGGCCCCTACATCGATTGAAGCCCTTACGGGTATCGCTGCTATCAAGGTATCGGCCCGCAAGCTCACGGCATGTGACGCTACCTTGTCCCGTAAGTTTGCTTGTGGGCGTCGCATGAGTGACGATACAGCTATCGGTGCAGCTACCACGCAGCATGGGTTCCTCTCACTACTCAAAGTCATTACTGAACGTGCAGTAAAGCCAGTATGATCGATACCGTACAAACCAAAGAACCCTAGGTAACCCCTGGGGTTTTTTACTTTGTATGGTCCATCACACAGCTACCTCATCGGTGCTACAGGCACTGGGCCACCCTTCGTCATCGTAAAAGGTGATGGTGTTGCTCAGGCCTTGTAAGCGTTCGATTAGGTAGTCACGTCTGTTCGTGTGTACCTGGACCAAGGAACGCAAGGTGTTGCCCAGGTCGTTTAGTTCGTCCTGTGTCCAGTCACCTGATAGGCGCTTGGCACGTAGTTTCTTCTGAACGTCCTTGTATAGCCATACGGTCCTAGCTTCCAGGGTATCCAAAGGCCTTGCATTGAGGCTCAGGTTGCACTCAGCACAGGCGTGAACTAGCAGCAATGGGATGTTTGCCTCACGGTACGCCTGGGAACCTCTAGCCATTACGCGAGCTAGTGCGGGCGTATGGTCTTTGTGTTCAGGGTATCGGCACTGGCAATAGAGGCACGAACGGGAGTCACCATACGGTTTGTACAGGTGACCTATGGCCTTTTGAGCAAAGGCTCTGTTTGTTTTGGTAGTCATGGGGGATAAAACGATGGATAGCCGAATGGCTACAGGGGCGCTAGAACGGCCCGGAGGGAACGAAGGGTTAAACCCGGAGGTGAAATGCCCGCCAGCGGTTTCTAGGCGTGCTACAGGGACTGGAATCGGTATTCCTGAGGGTACCGCAGGGTGCTATGTGCGACCCAGGTCCGAATCAGGGGGAATCTATACCCGAAATGGGATAGAGATAGGGGAAAAACAGGGGTGTAGCAGGCTGAACTGGAATCGAACCAGTGTCTCCTACCCGAGGTAGTTGTCTTTCCAACGTAGACGACAGCCAAGTGCAACCTTGATAATCCAAAAAACGAGGGGTACCCCCTAAAAAATTTTCCAGTTTTTTCCACGGGCGTTTCAAAAGCAACTTTCTAAGGTCCAGCAAATTCGACTAATTCTGAGGATGCGCCTTGGGAGGACCAGAAGGAGAGAGGGAGACTTCCAATCCTTTTGCCAAGACACATCCTCAGAATCCCTCGGGATATGAGGGAAACGAGGCTCCAGCATTGCACTGGAGTCTTCGGGGACCCAATCACAGATAGATACCAGCAGCCACGACCATGGTCGCAACGAATCCCCAGCCATAGTATCCCGTGGAACCATTACGGTACCTCGAGGCCACGTAGTACAAGGGTGCTGCAACAGCAAGTGCGACGATGATCATGATGGTCTCTCTTAGTTATTGACAGGCTTCACATTCACCCTTAGCAGCCTGAACGCCACTCTGGGTATAAATGTAGTACAAGGCAAGTATACTTTCGTCTAGGAAAGCTTGCTGGTGAATTTTAGCGATATACGCCTCATCCTCATCAGCTGAGAAGAACAGATTCACGGATTGCCATTGGTCAACAAACTTCCCACGGGTCCCTGCCATTCTCAGAACAGCATCCTGGTTTATCTCGAATGCGGTCTTGAACACAGACTTCTCGTGCTCATCCAGCCAATCAACATGCTGTACCGAACCTTGCTTATCGGCAAGATCAGACACCACAGCTTTCGTATAGACGCTACGGGCCTTCATGATCTTCAAGAGTACCGGATTGATACGGTCCATCTCACCAGCGGCTCCGCTCGTTGTATAAACCATCGCGGGATCGGGATTGATACCTTCGCTCACGCCACCCATGAGATTCGCAGTGCTCTTCGTGGGAGCGATAGCGATACGATGGGTATTGCGCAGGCCATAGCCCTTGCACCACTCAGGTTCCCCAAGAATCCTAGCCATCTCTTTTGAAGCATCGCGACTGTGGTCATCGATATGCCGGGCAATCTCAAGGTTCTTCATGTGAGCCTGAAAGCCCTCGAAGGGGATCGAGTTCATCTGCAGGTACGTGTGAAGACCACACTGACCGAGGCCTAATGCCCTACCTTTCTCAGTGAACCGTACGGCATTCTCGAGACCAGGGATTACCTTGGCCTTCTGAATGAATTCCTCAGCTACACAGTCGAGGAACCATGTGGCCCAATAGACAGCATCGGTATCCTTCCACTCATCATAGCGAGCCACGTTCATCGAACTAAGCACACAGGTGAAAGTGTGGTCAGCATCATTGAAGAGCATGATCTCACTGCACAGGTTGCTATTGTTGATCTTGAGACCATGGTCCTTGTACATATCAGGACGATGACGATTAGCCTTATCGACAAAGAAGAAGTAACCTTTGCCGTGGACCATCTTCAGCTTGAGCATCTTCTGGAATCTACGGGTTGCCTCAGGGTCCCCAGTGTTCAACAGGGCCACATACTCATCATTAACTACCCAACCAATGTTTGCATCATCGGGATTGTTGTAGATGAAGTCAGCGACCTCATCGAAATCCCCATGCATGACTGGTAGGTAACCTGCATAAGCTCCTCGCCTAGCAGTACCTTGAGCCACATCTCGCATGTCTCGGATGAGTCCTGTGAAGACAGGTAGGACTCCACTAGCCTTTCCGCCAACACTGATGGGCGTTCCACGAGGCCTGATGTCACCAAAGTATCCTGAGGTCCCAAAGCCGTTCTTCGTGAGCATAGCCGTCTCAAGACGGTGCGTATAGAAGCCATGGATTGAGTCATCGATCTTTCCACCCGAGCACGACACAGGGAGACCGCGGTCTGTTCCCATGTTGGCGAGGATAGGGGTTGAAGGGGAAAGCCAGCCGTTCCAAAGGAGCCTGAAGAACCATTCGTATCCTAGGTCCCTAAGGCCCAAGGGCATATGCTTCGCAGCGGTGATGGCGATACGATTAAACTGACCTTTGACCGATAGGCCATCAGTATCATACTCGTACTTGTCCTTGAACATCTGGTAGCCTGAAGTCGAGTACCACTCTGGTACGAGACCATCGGCCTGCAGTTGCTTGCGTTCCTCACTCAGTTGTTCGTACAGATTCATGCTGGGAGGTCCCATGTGAATGCTTCCTCACTCCAGGACCTGTGATATTGCGACCCCATGCCGGAAAAGAAATCGTTAAAGGTGTAGCTGTTGATGGCCTTGTAGAACCATTCAGCAATGGAGTTTTCGGTGAGGATGAACTCTGGGGTGTACCCCAGGCTCTCCAAGACCGCATTAAGGCGTGAGGCGACGAAGTTCTTCAGTTGATCCGCATTGATACCATCAATCGGGCCTTGGTCGAAGATCATGTCCACGATCCGGCATTCATGAGCGTACAGCGCATGGGCCATCGCATAGACACGGTCCTCGATGTCATCAAGGTACTCAGGGGAACCCTTGGTCTCCTCGAGCAGCTTCTTGAAGACCCAAGCACCAGCCATGGAATGCAGGTTCTCATCACGTACCGAGAAGTTGATACCTCGGACCAGATTGAGGAGCTTGTTCTTACCTTGCTGCTGGAAGTGCTTCAGGAACGCGAAGGACGAATAGAGGATCGCACCTTCGACCAAGGCAAACCCTGCTAGGGAGACCAGATCGTTGGGATGTGAGACCACATCATCGATGTACTTCATACGTTCAGCGAGTACCGGGTCTTCACCATAGGACCCATAGAACTCATCGGTGTGCAGGAATAGCAGTTCGTTGATCTTCTGGTAGAACCGTTTGTGGATAGCCAGTTCGAACATACCGAACGTCGCAGCCATCTCTTGGAACTCAGGCCGAGGAAACTTCCGTTTGAATCGACCAGTCCAGTATTCAGCACCAGCCTTTAGTTCGTACTGGGTGAAGAGTTTGAGCACGGTCGTTACACCATGCTTCTCAGCGGGGGTCATGTTGACCAGGACATCCTGGACATCCTTCTCGACCTTCACTTCATCAGGCAACCAGAAGATGCTCAGTTGCTGCTTGGTGAACGCTTCGACCTCAGGGTACTGCGTGAGGAGACTATCGGTCTTCCTCTGAATGTTGGGTACGACTACATCTCTCATGGCTACTCTCTCTAGTAGTGTGTTGTGTAAAAAGGAAAAAGAATCACAAGGGAACCCCAGGCATCTACAGCCACGAGGAACCCTAATGTGAATTGCAGGGTGTGCTTGCGGGTGTCGCGCTGCCTTCTATGGGGCCTGAGGTTCCCTTGTGATTCCTGAGGACCCTTAGGTCTCTCTTTAGTATTAAACCGTTATTTACAACCTAATAAGTCTTAAGTGAACCCTTAGAATCCTAAGGAACCCCCTACCCCCCTACAATGTTGGTCTCACACAATGTTGTGCAGGTATCTTCTATATGTCCAACGTAAATACAATTGGTCTAAAACTAGTCTGATTGTTGCGCTATGGTGAACAATCGCCACTCACATACCTAGATACACTCTGATGCTTTTCGTTTGGAATCAAGGACTTAGTATTTAAGTTGGGCATGTAGAAGAAACACGGCCCGACATCCGGAGCCACCGAAACTTTCCCTTGACACGGAGGAACCGCCGAAGCATAATCTGCACAACACAACACATGTTTGGAGAGAGTTATGAAAGCGACTAAAGCCCTGATGACCAATGCTGAAGCTGAAGCGATGATGTATGAGCGAGGCTTTGAGCGTTACCACAATGCAGATCGGGCTGCAGCCGATGCAGGAGAACTGACCCAAGCACAAGGCAAGGTCTTCCACTCGTATTTCGAGGAAGTCCTTAGTGCCATTCGGGTAGCCTATATTGATGCCAACCTGAACAAGCGTGGTCGCCCTTCGACCGATGTCGAGGCGCTCCGTGCTGTTGACCTTGAACGCCTCGCTGCCCACACACTTAAGACGTGCTGTGTAGGTGCGGGTGCTCAGGAGCCGGTGGCTAATGTGTTCCGCAAACTCGGTGAAGAGATCGAGATCGAAATGCTGGCCGTACGGGTTCGTGAGAATTTCCCCGAGGAATACAAGGAAATCACGAAGTGGGAAGTTAGGGACCACCATGGTCGCGATGCTCGTATTGAGCAGTTCCGCAAGTTGGACGGCCAAGAGGCGTTCGACGAGACCAAGCGATTCCAACTTGGCCGTTGCTTTGCGAACATGGCTATCAAGGGCACCCACCTGTTCTACACCAGTCGTGAGGGTGCGGAATTGGGGGATGTTGAGGCGGTTGACGAGAATGGTCTTCGGACCTTCCTGTTCACCCCTGAGGCCCTTGAGGCCATCGAGACGGTGGTCGAGCTTCAACAGTACATGGCACCTGAGTTTCAAGCCATGCGTGACCAGCCAACCCCATGGACCAACTACCACACTGGTGCATACAAGGCCCGAGAACTGGCCGAGCGTCTCCCGTTCATGAAGTCCCGAAGCAAGCGTCAGATTGGCGCTGTCGGCGAGGCAATCCAGAACGATGCGCCGTTCGTCCAAGCTGTCAATGCTATCCAAAAGGTTGCCTTACAGATCAACGAGCGAGTCCTCGGAGTTCTTAAGCATGTCTGGGAGAATGACATTGCGGTTGGTGAGAAGATTCCTGCCCGTCCCGTCAAAGGGATGAAGCGCAAGGACTTCGTTTCAGCCCGTTCGAAGCGTGCAGCCATCCGCCGTGACCTATCGGTTGTCGACCGGTATCTTGGTGGCGCAATGTTCCAGCCCGCACAGGTGGACTTCCGTGGCCGTGTGTATGCGGTTCCCGGGTTCAATCACCAACGATCGGATTACTGTAAGGGTTTGTTTGAATCCGCAGTAGGACAGAAGCTGAACGCTGATGGTGTCGAATGGCTCAAGTGGCACGCAGCTACAACCAACGCTCAGAAGATCGATGGTGTTGCCCTCGACAAGATGGCCTTCGAGAAGCGTGTAGCGTGGACCGATGCGAACCTGTCAGACATCATGGACATCGCCATGGACCCATTGGAAACCATGGACCTGTGGATGGTTGCGGACAGCCCGTTCTGTTTCTTGGCTGCATGCTTCGACCTCGCCGGTTACTATGCAGACCCGGTGAACCACATCAGCCGCACTTTCGTGGCTATCGATGGTTCCTGCTCGGGGCTGCAGCACTACAGCGCAATGCTCCGCGATGTCCAAGGGGCTACCCGAGTCAACTTGGTACCGGGAGACGCTTCCCAGGACGTCTATGCGTACGTGGCAGGCCTCGTGGTCCCCAAGGTACAGGAAGCCCTCAACGACCCTGAGGTAGCCGAATCTGCAGCCCTGTGGCTGAAGTATGGTATCGACCGCAAGGTGACCAAGCGTGCTGTGATGACCTATGTGTACGGCTCACGTAAGCAAGGGTTCCGTAAGCAGTTGGTGACCGACATCATCCGCAAGGATGCTGGCAAGGCTGTATTTGGTTCGGATAAGGAAGACGAGAAGTCGTACTCGAAGCACGCTGAGTTCCTTGCTGGCCTGATCGAAGAAGCGGTTGCGACCACGGTCCCGGCTGCTGCCTCTGCGATGAAGTACCTGCAGGATTTGGCTAGCAAGAGCGCCCGGCACAATGTCTCGATCCGTTGGGAAACGCATATGGGACTGTACGTTGAGAACGCCTATCGTACGATTCCGACTAAGGTTGTTCGTTGTGAAGTGTGGAGTAAAGCGCAGAACGTCATGGTCATGCAGCAGGCGACTATTCCCTTGGCTCCGACGAACCAGTTGGACCAGCCTAAGCAGCGCAACAGTATCGCCCCGAACTTCATCCACTCGATGGATGCGGCTCACTTGCAGAGCGTGGCCGTTGCTGCGGTGAACGAAGGCATCGAAGAGTTCCTGATGATTCACGACTCCTTTGCGTCCCTTCCGAACCATATGCCACGCTTCTCGAAGTTGGTCCGCGAGACGTTCGTCCAGATGTACGAGACGATGTCTCCGCTGGAGCAGATCACGGAGCGTGTGGCCGAAGACCTGCTGGAAGTTGCCCGTGCTGAGACGGACGTGAAGGTGTTGAAGAAGATCACCACGACCATCAAGGAAATCAAGGAGTTGGGAATTCCCCAACGCGGCTCCTTCGACCTGTCGTCGGTGCTTGATTCTTCGTTCGCCTTCGCTTAAACTCTTGCACAACACAACACAGGTTACCACCATGTCGCTCGATATTGAACGTCTTGACCGCGCCCTCACGAACCCTGACGGGTTTTACCAAAGGGACCCGGAGAACGGGAGGGTCTTCATGAACTCCCCGCTCGGAAAAATGTACCTGACCAAGAAGGACCTCGAGCGAATCTTCGCCGTCCCTAAGCCCCGCAAGAAACGCTTAGAGGAAATGAACCTCGAGGAGTTGCAGGCAGGGATGGTGAAGGCGGAAGAGTGGTTGGCATCGGCGGAAAGGGTGGCACACGAAGCATGGTTGAAACGCCAGTCGTATTTAGACCGTGACAAGTGCCCTCCAAAGTCGAAGTCTTATGTCAGTGATGACGTGGATTTCGCGACCAACACGGTAGCCAAGTACAAGCGGCTAATCAAACAACTTGAGCAGTAACCACGAGGCCCTACGGGGCCTTTTCCCATTTCTAGGACCCCGTATGGACGTTTATGTGGAGGACATGCGAATGCCTCTCGACCAAGCAGTAGCCCTTATGGCCCAAGGCATCGACCTGAACGAGATCGAAGGTTGGGACCTCATTGACCCTTTGTTTGACCCTTACTTTGAAGATTGACACATGAAGAACTTTGTAACACCCAAAGGCCCCTCGGGCTACAGCAACCTGTTCACCCCGGACGTTAAGTTCGATCCGGAAGGTAAGTACAAGACCAGCATCACGCTGTCCGAAGAGGCCGCAAAGCCCTTGCTGGAAGCGGTAGAAGAACAGCGCCTGGAACTTGGTAAGAAGGCCAAGACCGCCAAGGGCAACCCGTTCAAGGTCAACGAAGACGGCACGTACACCTTCACGTTCAAGTCGAAGAAGCAGCCGAAGGTCGTTGACTCGAAGGGCAACCTTATCCGCGATGAGATTCGCATCGGTGGTGGCTCGACCATCCAGGTCCGTGGGGCCTTCAAGGAATATGAAGGCTTCGGTGGAGGTGTTAGCGCCTACCTGAACGAAGTGCGCCTCGTGAAGCTGGTCGAGTCGAGTGCCGATTGGGGTACCGATGACGAGGAAGACGAAGGCTACGTAGCATCGCCTAGCAGCCCGAAGCCCTCGAATAACCTCGAAGGTGCTGAGGCCGAGCAAGAAGAAGACGAAGATGTGAACTTCTGATGAAGCGCTCGTGGGTAACTAAGAAACACCACGGGCTTAAGGTGAAGCAAAAGTTGCGTAGTGGTCTCGAAGAGAAGATCGCTGCGCAACTCGATGAAGCGGGTATGGCATACGAGTATGAAACTCAGAAGCTTGAGTACGTAATCCCGCACTCCTACAAGCCTGACTTCATGTTGGGTAATGGAATCATCATCGAGGGTAAGGGACTGTTTGACTCAGCAGACCGAACTAAGCATCTGGCAGTGAAAGCAGCCCACCCTGAGAAGGACATCCGCTTCGTCTTCTCCCGTAGTGCAAGCCCCCTGTACAAGGGATCAAAGTCTACTTATGCCTCATGGTGTCAACGCCACGGATTCCTTTATTCCGACAAGGTTGTCCCTGAAGCTTGGTTAAAAGAGAGAAAGAAATGAAAGTCAACGCAGATATGTTCCCGAGCCTCGCACGGCTCCCTGAAGTATCCGAGGTAACAACGCATGACGTGAGTCTAATGGTTCCCAGGCAGTTCTACGGTCTCGCAGACCTCAAGGGACTCCGCAAGCTCATCAAGCAGGTCGAGAAGCAGATCAAGGCAAACGCAGCAAACGTGGAGGAAATCTAAATGACACAGACACAAGTTCTACTTAAACACCTTCGCAAGGCTGGCTCCATCAGTCAACGCGAGGCGCTCTTTGACCACAGTATCCAATCGCTCACCCGCCGTATTACGGACCTTCGGGACGCAGGGTTCAACATCGAATCCCATTGGAAGCAACACCCGGTCACTGGTCAGTACTACACCCGGTACACCCTTGGTTCCCCTGAGGTCCTTTGATGAAAGTTAAGCATACCGACAACGGCAACGTGAAGATCACGCTGTCCCTAGAGCAAGCCGAAGCTCTCCGTGCTGGCCTGCTCTTCTCCTCAGGTCCCACGGGTGGCTTCCTGTCCCTGATGACCCAGGAAATCCTTGCGCACATCGACATGACGCTCGAGGACGCCGACATCAACATTACATTTTAAAGAGAGAAGAGAGATGAAAAATCAATGGTATTTCGACGCATCTGATTTGGGCGGCTGTGCCACTGCGAAGTTGGACCGCGATGACCAGACAGCACGCATCCGAATCCCCGACCAGTGGTTCAACCGGGAAGACCTCAAGGAACTCATCCGGTTCCTGAAGCTACTCCGAAAGGAACTGAAGGATACGCAGGACTTCATCGACGCCGATCAATATCCCGTGACGGAGTGCTTCTAAGCGATGAAGACCGCGGACATTAAGGTCGAATTGCTCGACACCATGGGAAACGATCTTACTGTCGCGAACGTGGCCCGAGTGTCCTTCGACAAACAAAGTGAGTGGGAGTATGACCTAGAGAAAGCGGAACGAGTTCTCCCGGCCAAGGACATCAAGCTCATCAACTACCTCGCGACACATGACCACTGGTCTCCCTTCGCCCACACGTTTCTATCGTTCCGTATCAAGGCCCCGATCTTCGTTGCTCGCCAGTTGGTGAAGCATCAGGTCGGCCTTAGTTGGAACGAGGTAAGCCGCCGGTACGTGGACAGTGAGCCTGAGTTCTGGATTCCCAAGGAACTCCGAGGACGCGCTGAGAACGTGAAGCAAGGTTCTGGTGATGTTCTTGTGTGTTCCCCAGGTGCTCGGGATTGGATCGTGAAGCACAGCGAGGAATCCCTTGAGACCTATAAGGACCTTCTGACTGTTGGCGTCGCCCCTGAAATGGCACGGATGGTCTTGCCACTCAACACTCACACAGAGTGGGTATGGTCGGGTTCCCTTATGGCCTTCGCACGGGTCTGCAAGCAACGCATGGACCCCCATGCTCAAGCTGAGTGCCGTGAGGTAGCCGAGCAGATCGATGAACGGCTCCGTTGGGCATTCCCTGAGTCAACCGCATCACTTTTGGATAACTGATGAAGGTATGTTCTAAATGTGGGATCGATAAGGAACTCACAGATTTCAACAAAGATTGCACAGCTTCTGATGGGTACTCCTACCTCTGCAAACCCTGTCGTAAAGAGTACCGGAAGGTCTGCCGGGCTAATAACCCTGCAATGTATGAAAGGCGCAAGGCTAAGAGCAGGGAGTGGTGGGATAAGAAGCGAGATGGTGACCCACTGTTCTTCGCTAAGCATTGTTTCAGGAACCGACAGGTAGTAGCAAAGAAACTCGGCATCCCCTTTGGGATCAAGTTCGAAGACCTACCGCCAGTTCCTGAAAAATGCCCAGTTCTGGGTATAGCGATAGCTCACTGCTCAGGGCACGATACTGCGCCGTCACTCGACCGCATCATCCCTTCGTATGGGTATGTGCAAGGGAATGTAGCGTGGATCAGTGGACGTGCCAACCGCATCAAGAACGATGCATCACTGGAGGAACTTGAAAGTGTCACACGATGGCTCCGAGAGCAACTTCGTGAGGAAGGAATCGTGCCCTGAGTGCGGTTCGAAAGACAACCTAGCCCGTTATTCAGACGGACACGCGTTTTGCTTTGGCTGCTCATATCGAGAACACGGCGAAGGTGAAGTTACACAAACCCGAAAAGGAAGAACCGTGTCAGAAGATTTGAAAGAGTACAAAGAAGCAGACGTAAAGGGACTCCCTGCCCGTCTTATCAGCGAGGAGACCTGTAGGTTCTTTGGGGTTCGAGTAGGGCAGGTTAGCGGTAAGACTGTTCACATGTACCCATATGTGAAAGATGGGACGGTTGTTGCCATGAAAACCCGAGGACAGGACAAAGAGTTCAAGTTCCTCGGTGACGCTAAACACCCCCCGTGCTTCGGTCAGCACTTGTGGCCGAAGGGTAAGAAGTTAGTCGTAACGGAAGGTGAGATTGACTGCTTGACGATTAGCCAGCTTCAAGGGAATCGTTGGCCGGTAGTCTCAGTGCCTAATGGTGCCCAAGGTGCAAAGCGAGACATCGCTCGTCAGATGGAGTTCTTTGAGCAGTTCGATGAAATCGTGTTGGCCTTCGACATGGATGGACCAGGGCAGAAGGCTGCACAAGAAGTGGCTGAGATGTTCGCACCGGGTCACTGCAAGATAGCTACATTCCCATACAAAGACCCGAATGAGTGTTTGAAACAGGGCAAAGGCGCAGAGGTAATCCAAGCGATTTGGAATGCTCGTTCGTACCGCCCTGACGGGATCGTAGGTGTCTCCGATGTCATAGGAGAACTCGACCGAGATGTTACCCATGGGTTGCCCTGGTTCATCCCGAAGTTGTCCGAGGTTACCTATGGTCGCCGGTATGGGGAGGTCTACACCATCGGTGCGGGGACTGGTATCGGCAAGACAGACTTCGTTCTACAACAGGCAGCGTATGACCTTGAAGAACTGAAGTTGAAGGTTGGGCTTGTGTTCCTTGAGCAACGCCCCGCTGAGACCGTTACACGCCTCGCTGGGAAGATCGCAGGCCGTAGGTTCCATGTGCCTGATGGGAGTTGGACCAGAGAGGAGCGTGTGGCTGCTGTACAAGGGCTGGATGGTAAGGTCGTGATGTACGACTCATTCGGCGAAACCGAGTGGGACGTAGTAGCAGCAAAGATTCGCTTCATGGCTCACGCTGAGGAAGTCCGTGTCTTCTACGTCGATAATTTAACCGCGATGGCAGATACCTCAAACGAGCGGGAGTCCCTTGAGACCTTGATGAAAGAAGTTGCAGGGTTGGCTAACGAACTAAAGATCATCGTTCATTTAATCTCTCACCTTAGCACTCCTGAGGGGAAATCCCATGAGGAAGGAGGTGCTGTATCCATCAAGTCTTTCAAGGGATCCCGCTCCATAGGATTTTGGTCTTTTCTGATGCTAGGCCTTGAGCGTAATCAACAAAGCGAAGACCCTGAGGAACGCAACACAACGACCCTTCGAGTTCTGAAGGACAGATTCACGGGAGCCGCTACAGGAACCCTGATCAAGCTTGGGTACGACCGGATCACAGGTCGCCTATTCGACAAACAAAGTGACTTCACGCCTGAGGCAGACCCTGAGGCTTACACATTTTAACGCTTCACCTAAAGAGAGAGATATGGAATTCACACCGTACCCCAAGACCCCCCGTCTGAAGCGGGACATCGTGATCACCGAGAAGCTGGATGGCACGAACGCCCAGGTGGTGATCACCAAGGGGACCATCGAGGACCGCATGGACCCCAACGTCGTTGCGACCCTGTTCGACGCCCAGGGGTTCTTCGCCATGCGAGTCGGCTCACGGACCCGTTGGATCACCCCAGGGAAGACCACGGACAACTACGGGTTCGCTGGCTGGTGCAAGGAGAACGCTGAAGAACTCTTCAAGCTCGGCGAAGGCCAGCACTTCGGTGAGTGGTACGGCCAAGGTATCCAACGCGGTTACGGCCTCGACCACAAGCGATTCGCCCTGTTCAACACGGCCCGTTGGGGCGCTCACAACCCAAACACCCCGGCCTGCTGCGAAGTGGTCCCTGTGCTGTCCGTTGGCCCGATGCAAGAGTCACAGTTTGCGCTGGACAACCTCAGCGAGTTCGGAAGCATGGCGGTCCCCGGGTTCATGAAGCCCGAGGGAATCATCGTGTACCACACCGCATCGCAACAGAACTTCAAGGTCCTCCTCGAGAACGACCACCAACCTAAAGGAACGTAATGGACATCCTCGGAATCATCATTACCACAGTGCTTGTCATGGCTGCATCGGCTGTCATCGGTATCGGCCTGATCCTCGGGTTCTCCACAGTGCCCAACGCGTTTGACGTTGATGAGTACCTCGTGGACGAACAAGACGAACTGAACCTTAAATAAGGAACTACATGCGGACTACCCTTTTCGATCTTGAGAGCAACGGACTCTTGCAAGATGCAACACGAATCCACTGCATCTCTGTGAAAGACCTCGATACAGGGGCACTCCGCAGGTTCACCCCTGAGAACATAGAGGAAGGCGTTAGGTACCTTCAGGAAGCTGCGAACCAAGGAATCCTAGCTGGTCATAATGTGATCGGATTCGATCTACCTCTGATCGCCAAGCTGTACCCGTGGTTCACCGTGGACCGTAAGAAGGTCTATGACACCCTCGTAGTCTCCCGGCTGATCTTCTCGGACCTTATGACCCGCGATGGTGGGCATATCAAGGCCGGGAAGCTCCCGAGTAAGTTGGTCGGTTCCCATTCCCTAGAGAGTTGGGGTTACCGTCTGGGTCTCCAGAAGGGTGAGTACAAGCTGGACTTCAAGGAACGCATGGGCGAGGAGTACGTAGAAGGCTCTGAGTGGCTTGAGTACTCTGAGGACATGGGTGCGTACTGCGACCTCGACGTTGAGGTCACTGAGGCTCTCTACGTGAAGCTGAAGGACATTGAGTACTCTCAGGAAGCTATCGATCTTGAGCACGATGTTCGCTGGTTCTGTTCGATGATGGAACGCTCGGGCTGGACTTTCGATGTGAAGGCAGCTTCGGAGTTGTACGGGAAGCTTGCTGTCGAACGAGACACGATCCGTCAGTTGATGATCGAGACGTTCCCACCACTTGTAGAGGAACGCTGGTCCCTGAAGACCGGCAAGCGCCTTAAGGACAAGGTGACCGAGTTCAACCCTGGTTCCCGTGACCAGATCGCTCATCGTCTGAAGGTCAAGTATGGGTGGGAACCCACAGCGTTCACGGACGGCGGTAAGCCTCAGGTTGACGAAACGATCCTTGAGAAACTCGAGTATCCCGAAGCAAAACTTCTATCGCAATACTTCCTACTGGAGAAACGAATTGGGCAGCTTGCAGAAGGTGACAAAGCTTGGCTCAAACTTGAGACCCAAGGGCACATCCACCACTCTATCAACACTAATGGGGCGGTTACAGGACGCTGCACGCACTCGTGGCCAAACATTGCCCAAGTACCAAGTGTGTCAGCTTTGTGGGGCAAAGAATGCCGAGGGCTTTTCGGTGTGCGCCCTGGATTCAGACAAGTCGGAGTGGACCTATCCGGGATCGAACTGCGCTGCCTTGCGCACTACATGGCGCATTGGGACCAAGGGGAGTACGGACGAGTAATCCTCGAAGGTGACATCCATACGGTCAATCAACAGGCCGCTGGTCTCCCTACTCGTGACAACGCCAAGACCTTTATCTACGGGTGGCTCTACGGGGCTGGTGACGCGAAGATCGGCTCCATCGTTGGTGCTGGTGCAAAGCGGGGCAAGCAACTGAAGCAATCGTTCCTAGAGAAGCTCCCTGCACTGGGGAAACTCAAGGAAAAGGTGGATGACCGAGCATCCCGAGGTTACCTCATCGGCCTCGACGGTCGCAGGATCACCGTACGTCATAAGCACGCAGCCCTCAATACGCTGCTGCAGGGTGCTGGTGCTGCTGTGGCGAAGCGTTGGCTGGTCGAGTGCTTCCTAGAAGCTGAACGTGATGGTCTCCAGTATGGCTGGGACAAGGACTACGTTCTTCTCGGCTTCATTCACGACGAATTGCAATGGGCAGTCCGTGAGGGTCTCGAGGATTCCTTCGGGAAGATGACGACCATCTGTGCCCGCAAGGCTGGGGTTCACTTCAACTTCAAGTGCCAAGTAGACGCTGAATACAAGACCGGCCTTACATGGGCAACGTGCCACTGATGTTTAACGACCTACTACGTGAAGTGTGGTTCTCCCCTGCCTATGTGAAGGGGAACCTCGCTCGACAGAATGCCCCTGAGATTGCCGCTATGGCGTCCATGGGCCTCATTACAACCCAACGAGACCGTGAGACCTTTGGTGGTCAGTGGCTCATCACACAGAAGGGCTTGGAGTACCTATGGGCCGAGTGAAGGACCAGATGATTCCCGAAGTAATCCCGTATCTCTATGGGAACAAGTTGTACCTCAGTATCCAAGTGAACGGTCAGGAGTGGGAATACGAAGAGGACCTCGAGACCTTGTTTAAGGCTACCGCAGGCTGTATCGATCCCTATGACCTCGAGCAAGAACAAGAAGCACTGACGCTGCTCTTCGCCCTTGAAGATGGCGTACGACAAATCAATGATGCCCTTGGGGCTGACGAACAGGAGTTTCAAGAATGAGCAAGTTTCAAGTTGGTGATCGCGTTGAGTTTACCGAAGACTATCACACCACATCTGCGGGGACCCAAGGGACCCTCAAGGATGTGTGTGAGCACGACGACGAGCCGGGTGATCGTCTAGTGACCGTGGAAGTCGAAGGACTCAATGACGTTGCTGTCTATGACAAGCGCCTGAAGCACGTCGAAGCCGTACCGGTCGCGAAGGAATTCCGTTTCTTCCGTAGGGGTGACTCATCGATCAGTATGCAACCCTACGAGACCTTTGAGGCTGCTTTGCAAGGCTGGAAGCCGTTCGCTCAGGACGGTCAGGAAGTGGAGATCATCGAAGTGGTGAGCCACGGGAAGTACAAGGCGACCCTGAAGATCGAGGAAGCTCTCTGATGCTCCTCCTGATCGACGCAGACATCCCCTGCTACCGGGCTGCTTCAGCGTGTGAGACGGAGATCGAGTGGGACGATGACGTGTGGACTACCTACACGGACGTAGGGCAAGCCAAGGAACTCTTCGTCAAGTACATCGACAAGTTTGTTGAGGATACTGGCTGTGATGACCTGAAGCTTTGCTATACGTCCAAGGATAACTTTCGGAACACGGTGTATCCCCCGTACAAGGGGAACCGTAAGTCCCGTAAGCCCATCGGCTACTCGGCTCTCAAGGGATGGTCCAAGGAACAGTACCCGTTCTTCGAGAAGCCTACGCTGGAAGCTGACGATTGCATGGGAATCCTTGCGACAAAGTTCAAGGGCAAGACCATGATCGTTACGATGGACAAGGACCTGAAGACGATCCCTGGGACCATGTGGCACCTGAACCCCAAGCTCGAAGGTCATAAGATCGTGGTCACTGAGGCTGATGCTCATCGCCAGTTCCTCTATCAAACCCTCACAGGCGATACGACCGATGGGTTCCCCGGGTGCCCAGGTATCGGCCCGGTCTCCGCTAACAAACTGCTGGATTCTAAGGGCGTGAACTGGGAAACCGTTAAGCACGCATACATCAAAGCTGGTCTCACGGAAGACGATGCACTGACGCAGGCACGCTGTGCTCGGATTCTGCACGATTCAGATTGGGACTTTGAGAAAGGAGAAGTGATTCTATGGACTCCGTGATTGCCATGGGCCACATCGCCATGGGTGACCCGTATAAACCGGTACGGACCTCGAACGAGTGTCTGGACCTTGGGGAACTACTGAAGCAGGCGAACGCCGATCAGGTCTACAGGGAAAAGGAACGGCTGCTGGAAATCCTCGCGGAACAGCAGATGGGTGCCACGGTGGACGGCCTGAAGGTCTCCCCGGCTCCCACACCGTTCAACTCGGGTGGCACCAAGCACGACCAAGGCAAGGCTCGTATGTCCCTCTTGGATTCCTCGTGGCTCCTCGGGGTCGCTGAGGTCCTCACGTTCGGCGAGAAGAAGTATCAGGCCCACAACTGGCGCAAGGGTATCTCTGTGTCCCGTCTGATGGATGCTGCTGGTCGTCACCAAGCGGCCTTCAATGATGGTGAGGACCTTGATCCTGAGTCCGGCAAGGGCCACCTGTACCACGCTTCGTGCTGCCTCATGTTCGCAAGCTGGATGATCAAACACCGTCCTGATTTGGACGACCGCTGTAAAGGAACCTAATGAGCACCGTACTCAAGCGCTTCGACCTCTACTCGGAATACACAGGCTACTGCGGCTTTGAAGTAGAGGCTTCATCAGATGGCGACTGGGTACGTGCTCAGGATGCCTACGATCACATCGCGGTACTCGAGGCCAAGATCAGGACCCTCGAGACCCAACTTAAAGACATCAAGAGAGAGAAATGAACGCATTCAACCTGTATCAAGATGAAGCCATGAGCTTCCGACTTCCTTCGGCCTGTGAGTCCTATGCGCTCCTCGGTCTTACTGCAGAAGTCGGTGAAGTGAATGCCTATATCGCCAAGGGTCTCCGTGACCAATACGAGATTGATCCCAAGGTAATCAAAAAGGAACTCGGGGATATTCTGTGGTTTGTCGCTGCGATTGCCTCGGACCTGAATATGAGCCTTGGTTCCATTGCTGAAGCCAATATCGACAAGCTGCAGAGCCGTAGTGCCCGAGGCGTCATCTCTGGTAGTGGCGACAATCGCTAGTGTTCCAGACCATCTACCTATGGTGGTCTCTCCCCTTCTGGTTCTGCGTCCCCTCACCTACGCACATGGATTACTGGCAGTATGCCTGTGATCACCATAACCAAGGGAACATCATCCCTAATATCCCAGGATTCTAATGGCTGAACTAAGACCTCATGTATTAGTGGACGTAGAGGTACTAGAGGACCTCAGGATTGACGCTTTGTTCCTTGAGTGCCTTGGGACCGCGGGTGTTGATAACTGGTCCGGGTACGAGTACGCCTGTGATCTTTTTGAACGAGTATTGGAAAGCCGAGGTATCGAGTGAACCTTCGTGGTGACCGTAACCAATGCTGTGGCTGCGGTGAGTATTTCAACTCGACTGCGGCCTTCGATAAACACCGTACCGGGGAATTTAGTTCTGTTCCGAATCCCCGAAGGTGCCTTAGTCAACCAGAGATGTACGCGAAGGGTATGTCCCGGAACCGTGATGGCTTCTGGGTGACCGCAGTTAATCCCCTCTTCCAAAAGGAACCAGGAGCATGAGATACAAAGACGTTCTCCTAGCGACCCGTAGTGATCTTCGGGATGCCCTGATTGCCGGGGATACCGAGAAGGCCGAACGCATCTATCAAGAGTGTGAGGCTGAGTACCAGAAGCACCAAACCGCCCCACAACCCGAGTGCGCACCGCGAGTGGACGCCGACACAGCAACTTGCCAGAACTGTAACGGTACTGGATCGCACGGCGGGCGCTTTCATATCGACGACAAAGGTTCGAGCGAATACGAACCATACAAATGTGATGTGTGCGATGGATTCGGAAGGGTAAGTGCGGACGCCGGAAATGATGCGGCGCTGACGAATGAGAAAATTGAAGCCGCCATAGAAGCTTGGTTCGATACGGACGGGAAAGACGTGGACGACCATCAATCGCGTATGCGCGCAGCAATCCTAGCCGCCAACAAGGAGGCACTGTAAGTGTTTTCCCCACCCCCCACTTCTGTGGGGTTTCTTTTCGAAAGCACTTGCACAATGTCACACAAAACAGTAATATCTGTCCTACACCAGCGTAACACCCAACACGGAGGTATTTTATGAAAGCCCCTACGACTCTTAAGGAACTCCTTCAGATCGCCAAGAAGCCCCTGTGGCTCGGTAAGGCTTACTGTTCGACCGCCATCACGAACGTAGAGGCTTTCATCGCCTGTGTCGGTGACCTTCCGCTCAAAGATGTGAAGACGATCCACATCGATGCCTTCGTGGATTCCATGGAGGGGGTGCTGAAGGACAGCACGATCAACCGCAAGCTGACCAACGTCCACAGTGTTCTGAAGTACGCCATGGATCGTGACTGGATCAACAAGATGCCCAAGGTCACCTGGAAGTCCGAGGACAACTCAAGGGTCCGTTGGATCAGCGAGGCCGAGGAATCCCAGATGCTGGCTCTTCTCACATCGTGGAATGAGCATGAGATTGCAAGGTTCATTACGGTCCTCATCGACACTGGGATGCGCCGAGGGGAACTTTTGGCACTGAAGGAGAAGGATGTCGATGGGGACTGGGTTCGCCTGTGGACTTCGAAGACCAAAGGTGCTAGGTCGATCCCGCTGTCTGAGCGTGCTAAGGAAGCGCTTACAAAAGGTGTGTTCGATGTCAACCTCGGGCACCTCAGGGCCGTTTGGAGTCGTCTGAAGGAAGCTATGGACCTCGAGGCTGACGATGACTTCGTTCTGCACACCCTGAGGCACACCGCTGCCACCAGGACCTTGGCTAAGACCAAGAACGTGGTGATCGTGCAGAAGCTCCTGGGACACAAGAACGTGAAGACCACGCTCCGGTACGCCCACCTGTCCGATGACGAACTTTTAGCGGCTGTTCGGTAAACACTACATTGTTCGTACGAATGGTGAACATAAATACAACACTAGGGCAAACACTTTCTCTTCGTATAGTCGTAATATTCGTTCTCCCCTTTTTGAAACAACTTGTAACGCCCCTTGCCAACAAAAATGACAACTATCCTCACTGCTCAATTCGCTGTCGGTGCCGCGCTGATCCTCTCGGGAACCCCTGAGATCGGCTATGAAATCTTTGGGCTGGGGAGCCCTTCTTTCGTTTACGGGAACTTCGAAGATGCCTTCGAGGACTTCGGTGGTTATGTGGTAGCCCGCACACAGGAGAACGTTGGTACTATTGCAACGAGTTAAACAAGGCTGTACAGTGCAGTCATGGGTTCGGAAACACACACTAATCAAACTACTTACAAGAGTGAACACCATGGCTAAGACCGCAGAGCAACAACTGGCTGACGCACTGGCAGAGATCACGAAGTTGAAGGAGCAGGTTCGGGAAGAGGCAGCGAAGAAGGCACGGTACCCCTGGGAGAACCCGGAGACCGTGCAGGAGCAGGCTCGAATGAGCTACAACCTGAAGATCGAACCTGAGTTGTACCTGAAGATCAAGTGGCTCATGGAGAACAAAGGCGGGATCAGGTCGATGCAAGTGTTCTTCGACAAGGCTGGCAACGAGTTGGCCTCTAGATACCTGACGGAACTGGGGGCAGTCTGAGGGTTGCCACAAGGGTTCTCCCCTAGAGAGTCCTTGGCCCAACCCCACTAACCCGGTTTCTAGGTACCAAACACCATCCCGATAATTGCCGTTATCAGGCTTGGGGCATTAAACGCAAGGCTGCTAATGAGAGTTAGCAGTGAAGGGGGATAGTGCAAGGGGTGTTGCACAAACGAGGACCACCCCTCCTTAACTGTGTAGATTTGTAGAAAGCTATCTTTACATCTACATATGCACCGATTAAGCTACGACTCATTACACCAAGGGGGCCATATGCTGATAGCGGTTGCTGCAGAGAAAGGTGGAGTTGGAAAAACAACGATAGCTACGAACCTCGCTGGAATGAGCGCTGCACGGGGACATAGCGTGATGCTCACCGATACGGATGTCGAGGAGTCCACAGGTCGATACGCCTACGCGTGGGGCATGGCACGTAGGGATACCGAGGGACTCCCTTCGATCAACCTAGCGATGTTGCGAGGTAATATTTACACCGACCTACTGGCACAGAAGGAACGCTACGATGTGGTGATCGTGGATGTCCCTGCAGGTAACGGTCTGGAGATGCGCCTTGCCTGCATGGCTGCTGACGTTATCGTGATACCCCTCGGGATAGGGCAGTACGACACTTCGGGCATGGGACCCATGGTCAAGCTCGCCAACGAGATGCGACAGACCAGACCAGATACCCGTGTGTATGCGGTGCTGAACAATGTTCCGTTCAATGCCAAGAATGACCTGAGGGATTCCTTGGAGATGCTGGACACCCTTCACGACTACCTGAGGAGAACCACCAAGTACATCGTGGGTCGTCAGGCCTTCAGAGCCTCAGCACGGTCAGGAAGGGCGGTGACGGAGCTTGAGAAGTCCCTACAGGACCCCAAGGCATCCGAGGAAATCACCTCACTGTACGAGGAGGTCTTCAATGGCTGATCGTCCTGCACTCAGAGGCCCTGAGTTGCCCCCTGACGTGGCTCGGATAGCCGAGGGAGCACGCGTGGTACCCCCGGAGGTCCACGAGGCCCGTGGCGAGCCTGTACGAAAGCCCCAAGGGCTATCGGAGATCGTAGCGAGGGTCCCTGAAGTCGAAGCTACCAAACCATTGAACCTGAGAATCCCCCAGTCCCTGCACAAGAGGCTCAAGGTCCTCGCGGGTCTCTCGGGGGTCACGATGACCGAGATCATCATTGAGTGCCTGGGGGCCGAGGTGACCCGACGGCAGGACAGTTACGACCGGGGGGAATGATGAGTGCGGATATCGATACTACCTTTCAAACGATGCAGAGAGATATGTTCACATCGGGTATCGCCGCTCAGATTGGTATGAATGCTCTTGGTATCTGGCAAGCGATCAAGAGCCATGCCGACAAGGACACAGGGGAGTGCTGGCCGTCCCAGAGACGCCTGGGGGAAATGACCGGGCTGAGCCTAGGGTCCGTCAACAAGTGCATCGAGGTCCTCGAGACTTCCAAGCTCCTCCGGGTTGTCACCAAGGGGAACCGAGGAAGGGCAGCGACCTACATTGCTCGGGAGCGTCTGGACGTTCGTCTTGGGGACCGCTTGCTTTGTACTGTGGTCATCGACTACGTACCGAAGAAACTCGCCAAGAGGTTGGAAGGGGTCGAGAAGGCTATCAAAGGACAGACGGACCCGGATGCGTTCGCAGAGTGCGAGATCATTCCTGGGGACGGGTTTGTGTGGGATCAAGCAGGAGGAGTGTTGAAAGCATCAATTCCGGCTGCTGAAGTCCCAGAGCAGGTCCTGAGCAGTTATCCACAGACGCTCTCGGACGACGCCTATAGTTCATAGATATAGTTAACATATAGTTCTGTTCACGGGGGTGAACACAAAACCTCCCGAAATGAACACAAACGGCCACTTACGTTCGCCGGGATGAACACAAAAAAGTTATCCACAGGCTCCGAGTCAAACTTAAAAACCTACATGAAAACCCTAATCGCCGCGCTATTCGTAGTTACACTATCTGGCTGTGTCACGGCTCCTCACATCGACTACACGAACGCAGACAAGCAGTGCTCCCGAGCGTGTGCCTCGGAATACTCGGAGTGTCAAACAGGATTCAAACTGTTCCCCCTAGCTGCCCAAGCGGGGTGTAATGAATCCCTGAAGGTCTGTGTGGCCACCTGTGGCGCAACCGTAGTATCAAACTGAAACGAAAAAACCCCCAAGGAATCCGTAAAGGAAA